TGTAACGGTACCACCCAGCTGTGATATGTCTGTCGTGCCAAGCATGTTATACAGATAACGTATATTTTTAAACATGGTTGATATTTTTCCAAACAAGCTTTTCTGCTTCTCTTTTGTTTTCATAGTGTCAACATCAGCCCATGATTTTGCGTCCACTGTATTACAGTCAGCGCTATCAAACGATACAGTATTATCAGCACTTTCACCTGTTTTAGACTGCAAATCATTCATAACCTTATCTGCAATCTTATCTATAAGCTCCTGTGCCTCCACTTCCGCAGCTTTTTTTCCAAGGACACCTTCACTGTCTGTTATTATCAGTCTGTGCAGGACTTCATTTACGGCTTTCACCAGATTTTCACTATCTTTAGTTGTAAGCTCGTCAACGTTTCCAACATCTGCTGCCATTGCAAAAGCCCCATCCAGTAAACTCTGTATTGTTACATCAGCAGAATTTGACACTGTGACAATCCAGTCCTGTATTATTCTGACCGGATTCTTGCCCTCACTTGCAGGCATTACCTCGCCTTCATCTTCTGACACAACCGCAACGGAATATAATATTTCCGTACCGTTTACGCCTTTTTCCTGTGCGTAAAGGCCTATTTCGTTTATATTGTATGATACGTCCAAACTGTCATTCGTAAACACTCCTGTCACCAGTATTGTCTTATTATCCTGACGCTTCAATGATGATAAAGATACCGACTGTTTTGCATTTTTTAAAGCAGTCATTTTTTGCAACGCATCCGGAGTTTTTTCTGCCGCCGTATATATGCCGCTTCCAATCGCCATACGCGTAATCTGTATCATACATTCGCCCGACATTTCCCTGCTCAGCAGCGTCTTTCCATCTTCCGTCATAACTGCATTGTTAAATATCTGTGCCATTCTGTTCCTCCTCTCTCAACGGACTCAGCCGGTATGTGTTCCTTACTGCTACTGCCGGCTGTACTGTATTTGACTGCAGCATTGCCTGATGCACGTGCCATGTCAGGTGTGCCGGAAGCTGGCTGCCTATAATATCAGTAAAGTCTGTGAAATTAATTATTTTATTGCCTGAGTGCAGTGTAATGTTAAGCTCATGCAAAAATTCCACCTCACAGTCCACATCTGCATATACCTTTATTATCCTCATCAGCCTGTCCACATCTATCTTGCCGGTTCCCATCTGTGCTGATTTTAAAAGCCTTCTTCTTTCATCCGTTGTCCTGCTGCCATTGTCAAGATTATAAAATGCCTCCATCCTTGACAGCATTTCCTCGTCCATTGTGTCAATAAACATGTTCCTGCACCATTTTTCAAGTGCATCTGCCATCTGGTCAACTGTTTTCCCTGCGAACCGCAGATTTGCATCAGCCTCTTTTATGTTCTGATAATACGACGGTGTCCAGTCCTTTAGTTCATCATATCCGGCACGTTCATTGTTAAAATAAGTTTCGCCTTCAACTTGCAACAATAATCACCTCCTTCAGCACCGGAACACCCACACTGTCCACCGTAACGTTTTCCTCCATGCCGTTTATCATAAGGCTTTCATAATCCAGTACCTGAGCTAGGCCTGATATTAAAGCCCCAATCCTTGACAGCCTTATAATTATGTTCGCGCCTTCATCTGATTCCAGCACCAGCGTCTGCAGATAATCCGTAATTGCTTCCGTTGCCGCCGTCTGGCATCCGGCCATGGTTGCACCGTCCCTGAGTGTTACCGTAAATGATACAGTAATATCAACCGCCTCCGCGGAAACCGCAAGAAAATGTGCACCAAGGTTTGCCACGCCGTTTCCAAATCCGTCGCCACAGATGTAATCATTTCCTTCGCTGTCAGTAAATACATATTTCTGTGTAATCGGGTCAATGTAGTCCTGCACTTCCTTAACCACCTCCGCACTTGCCGGCAATCCCTCGGCACTGTATAATATTGCCCTTACAGTATTTTCACCGGCGAACAGCGGTTCAATCCTCGCCCTGCCGACACCGGATACCGACTCACACCATGTCTTGTAGTTCTGCTTGTTTCCGTTTTCCGCCGGGGCCGCTATCTTCTCGCGTAGTCTCGTCCTTAAAGCATCATCTGTCTCCTCGTCGCTTCCAAGGGTATGTATTTCCCCAAGGGAGGCGCTTTCCAGTCCGTCAATGTCATCAACAGGCATGACTACAGTACCCGCCGACAGTGTATTGCAATCTGTGCCTTCCGTTTCAGCCTCAAACAGCAATATCCCGTCAGCTTCGGTTACGGTGAAATAATAACTTGTATTTTCAGCAAAGAACCTGCTGCCTGCTGCTGGAAGTGTTCCCACAAATGATGCATTAAATAATGCAGGTGTTGCATCATGGCGTGACATGCCCCATTCGGCAGCCTTATCATCAAGCACGTCCGCATAACATGTATCAAGTGCAAACATGTTAAACATTTCCTTCAGGTTTGCGAAGAAAAAAGCAGCCCTCAGACAATGTCCTGCTGCCATGTCCATATACACAGAACCTGTTCTCGTGTCAACACCAAGCTCATCTCCGAGTGCCCTTGCCTGTGTAAGAAAATATTCCTCTGTGAATTCCTCAAACATTATATTGTAACCTCCTCCTGCGTGGAACCGTATACCGTATCAGCAACAAATGATATACATACCGCATTTCTCTCATCATCAGGATAACTAAATGTAAAGTCATGCACGCCAAGTATCCGTCCGTCAGACAGCGCCTTTTTCACCAGCCGGGGAATGTCCGCTTCAAGGTACTCACGTGTAATTCCCTGTCCGACAAGCGCCTTAATGCCGCTTCCAACACTTGTATCATATATCAGGTAACGGTTACATTCGGTTTTAAGCGTCTTATAAATGTACTGCCGTACCGCCTCCATGCCGCTTACCTTTCCCGATAATCTGCCATTTGCAAAGTCTATTGCATAAGTGGCTGTTTCAGGTATCTTTGTGTCCTCAAATTTCTGTATGTCTTCAAAAGTAAGACCCATGTCTGCTTCAAGAGCCACTTTTAATCACTCCTTCCAAGGACAAAATAGGAATTTTCACCATATGCCATGACATATGCCGTATCCCCTTTCTTTAATGACACATGCGACGGAATTACAAGAAACTCCTTCGTAAGCACTGCGTCCGAGTCACCCTGAAACCTTAACTGTAACGGAGACGTCTTTATCACGCTGCATGCAATTATCCCTCCGCATGATGTCTTTGCTATAGTTTTAATTATTCCCGTTAAACTTGCCATATATTTTCACCCCGCATCATAAATAATCTGCTGCCCCGGCTGCTGCCGTCGCCGCCCTTTTTGCTGCTGATTCAGCCTGCCCTGCGGCATAGTCGGCGCTGGTCGTTACTGATGACTGTGCCATGTTCATAAGCGCTTTAGCCTCTGCAAGTGCTGTCTTTGCCTTCCCATTCTCAGCCTGTGCCTTTGCCGACTGTGTGATTACCGTATTGGCATATGCCGTTGCTTTTGACTTGTTTTTTGCTTTTTTTGCATTTGCAAGAGCCTTCTCGGCGGCAACAGCCGCTTTTTCAGCCGCTTTGCCCGCTTTTATTACCTTACTCTCTGCAGCCTTCTTTTTCTTAAGTGCCGAAGCCGCATCCTTTATTGCCTGTTTTGCATTTTTTGTTGCTGATGAGTCCGCTGACTTATCCGTTTCTGTCTCTCCTGCTTCATTAATGCTTTCCAAATCCTTTGCAAAATTCAGTGTAAGCTTCATCGTGTGGTAGTCGCCATCCCATATGTGTGTGTCGGCATCCACATAAAACGTCCTTCCAATGCCTATGTCAGGAATGCTTATGTATACAGCCGTCCCGGAATAAACCGAGGATATTCCAAGGACGGTAATATTGAGGCTTTCAGCGGGTTTTTTAAGTTCATTAAGCATTGTTACCGCAAGCGTCTTTAAGCTGCCCTTTGCCACCTCGTCATCCGGTGTCTGTACATCCTGCATCATTCCTATCTTATCCTCAAGGTCCATATCGGCCCACTGTGCCATTACTTTTCCTTCCTGTGAGACAAGCTTCAGCCTTGTCCGGGTGTTCGATATGTCCCTGCTGTAACTGTACTGTGTAAGGTTTCCGTAACTGCTGCCGGAAGCGCCCGTTTCAAGCACATATTTTGTAACCTGCTCTTTCCTCCTCAGCAGGTGAAGCTGTCCTTTTTTTGACATTATATAATAACGCTCCCCTGTAGCTTTGTACGTCTGTGACAGTGCATTGCATAAAATGTCATATATTGTCGTTGCATTATCCGCCAGCACAGGTATTTTATACTGCACCACAGCCGTCTCACCGCGGCTTATGCCGTATTTCGTGCAAACGTCAAGGAATACATCAGTCAGCGTCTTTTTTTTGTAGCTGAAACTGTCCCTATTGTTTGACAGGTATATCGCATTATCATATGCGGTTACCGTAAGCGTATGCTCCTGTGTCTGCATCTGCTTCATGATAATTCCCCTGAACAGCTCCGTTCCATCTTCAACGAATATAACATGGTTGCCCGAATATACATCAATATCAGCCCTGTTTGCGCTTCCAAGTGACGCGTCATCAAGCAGTACAAGCTGCAGTGACCTTGCCGGACTGTTTTTCCTGCCTGACCACGTCACCTTCTGTACAATGTCCGATATGTCATATCCGGTCCTGTCTTTTATCAGTATAAATTTAAGCGCCATACTGTGTACCTCCTATGGACGCGGCAGATAAAGCACCCATTTCTTTTTGAGCTTAGTGTTCACACCCTTAGTCAGTCTGGCAGTATTAAGCTTATATATCTCGTAGACCATTGATATGTCACCATAATAGTGCCTGGCTATGCTCTGCAGGGTATCCTTACTCTGTACCGTATATGTGTCAGGCACTGACGGCAGGCTGTAAACATCTACATCTATCCGCCTTATAAGCGTTCCTGTACCCGAACCGCTTACTCCGTCAATGCCGTTTGCCGTTCCATACTGCTTCATTGATAACGTGTACTGTATCTTTCCCACGTCTCCGCCTTCCTCGCCCGTCACATACGTCGATATGGAAAAATATGCGTTCACGTTTGTGTTTGTAATGACGAGGTGTACGGGTGTCGTGCCGTTCTTCCATTTCCTGATTATTGCATCATACTCGTTTGGTGTCTTCATGTCATTTTCATTTCCAAGTTCAAATCCCGGTTCAATGCCCAGTGAAAAAAAACTGCTGAAGGACAGCGTCATTGGTGATTTTCCGTTTTTCACAGTTATGGAGCCCACACCGGCAATATTCACCGTCTTCTCATTTGTGCCTTCCTCAACACTGAAACTTTCGGGATTATACGGAAGCTGGAACCCTTCCTTCATTGATCCGTCATCATTGTCAATTGACAGCCATATCTGGTTATGGCTAGAACTCATACACATCATCTCCTTCCTCATATACCTCCCTGAACAGGATATTTGCAATCGCATCACCAAGCTCATTCTGCATATAATCGAGCAGGTCCTTCTTTGATACGCTCTGTCCAATGTCAAGCGCTCCCTTGCCCCTGATTGTAAGCGTCAGGTTTTTATTCTCAGTGCTTGATGATTTATTCTCCTGCACTATCGTGTCAGTAACCTCCTGCGGTGCCATGCCAAGACCTGTTTCCATGCCCCTGTCAGCCATTACCGCTGACAGTATCCTTGCAGTTTCGGAAGCCGGGAACACCTCGGAACCCTGCCTTCCAACGATAAGCTCAGGCCCGTTTTCGCCTGCAATGTATACATTCTCGCCGTATGTCGTTCCGTTCGCATGTCCTGATATCTTCGTGGTATATCCAATCGGTGCAAATGCTGATGCTGCCGCACTTGACAGTGCGGAATATTTACTGATTACCTCGTCCCACTTTGAATCAATGCCGTCAATAATGCCCTGACATGTTTCCTCAGCGCCCTGATATGCGGCATCATACTGTTTCATGTCGTCGACCGCCTGTCCGAGGTCGGCAACCATATTGTCAAGCTGTGTCCCATAATACGTTTCAAGCTCTCCCATTACAGCAGCAAAAGTCTTTTTGCCTTCCTCTACCTTTGCAAAATTGGCGTTTAACTCAGCAATCTTATCCGCACCGTTTGTTACCATTTCCTTAAGTATGCCGGCACTCTCCTCGGATCCGTCTGACAGCTGCTTTAGTATGCCTTCATCAACTCCGAGTTCCATTGCCCTGTACATGTAAGCCCCATACTCAGCCATGTAGTCCGTCTGTTTTTTTAGGCTCTCAATCATCTCGTCAGTGCTCTTTGACGTGCCTATCTCCACATCATTAAAAAGTCCGAGTCTGTCCGATATGCTCTGGTATGCCGATTCATAATTTGCGCTGTATGCTTCCGACAGGTCATTGAGTTTTCCTGTAACAAAGTCTATTGCTTCCGCAGTCTCATCCGCATACTCCCCATACCTGTCAGATGCAAGTTCCAGATATTCGTCAGCCGCTTCGGAAATCTTAGCTATCTTTTCCTCATAGCCCTCTGCTGCCACGCCTGCGACATTCTCAAATGCGGTTATTACGTCTTCCTCTTTTTCGTCAACGCCCTCTATAATGCCTTCCATTGCGTACTGTGACGATTCCTTAAAAAGCCTTGAAGGGCTTTTTATCTGCCACACTCTGTTTAATGCCTTATTTGAGTCTTTTCCGATACCGACAAAACTTCCCATAACCTTTGCGTAAGCAGAATCCACTCCGGCGGCAATTCCATCTCCGGCACTGGCGCCGCTCTTATAACCGGCATTATAGGGCACCTCCGTATTTGACAGTATGCTTTCAACGGCATCAACAAGACCCTGTGCCGCATCAGCCGCACTGTCCCGCATGCCTTCAATTGCCGCTATGTAGGCGCTTACTGTCGCCTCTGCCGCACCTGCTGCCTCATCTGACAGGTTCAGCCCGCTGACTCCTGTTTCTACGGCCGATTTAAGGCTGTCCATCTGCTCATTCAGGCTTGTGTTCATTTCAATCATGGTGTCCACAAGTGTCTGTTTTGCCGTCTGCACGCCCTCGAAGGATTCGTTCATGTCGTCCACATATCCCTTTGCTGATTCGGTCGTAGTTCCAAGGTCCTCTATCTTTGATATGATTGTATCAAGGTCTGCCGCACTCTGCTGTGAGCCGTCCGCAAGGCTTTCCACAAGGCTTGCGTCAAGACCGTATTCCTTAGCCTTATTCAGATTTTCCGCATACTCCTCAAGGTATTCAGTCTGTGACTTTAATGCATTTACCATGTCGTTTGCGGACTGTGAGGACTCAAGCTCTATTTTCTCAAACAGGTCAAATGATCCGTCAACCGCCGATACTGCCGAAGAGTAAGCTTCCTGATATGCCTCAGCAAGCGCTGCCGCCTGCTCCTGCACGCCGTCAAAAATGCCCTTCATTGCATCACGCAGGTCATATGTCCCGAAAATAAGATTATCCGAAGCCTCAGTCACGCCGTCAATGCTGTCTGCTGCTCCGTCCGCACTTCCTTCCAGTGCGTCCATATCAGCCTGCAGGCTCCCAATCTGACCGTCAAGCTCTTCCATTGCGTTCCTTGCGCTTTCCATGGCGGTTTCCGCCTCTTCCATTTTTTCATGGTAATCAGACAGGTTTTCATTTCCGTTGCCGTTTGCAGCCAGCATTTCCGCCTCTGCAATCAGCGTGTTGTACTCCTCCTGTGCAGCGTTAAAGGCTTCCTGCGCAGCTGTCTTCTGTCCGATAAGCTCCGACATCTCATCTTCATATTCCATGTACTGCGCCGCATCCTGCTCCAGTTTTGCCTGCGCTTTCTTCTGCTCACAATACTTCTTAAGCGACACTGTTGACTTGTTAAGTCTGCCGGAAGCCTCGTCATATGACAGCCCCAGTTCAGGATAAATGCCATTTAGTTCCTCAACAACCTGCTTCTCATACTCCTGCTGAAATGCCGTAAGCTCACTCTGTGACCTGAGTCTTTCCAGCTCCGCCACAAGCGCCTGCGCATGGTACGACTGACTGTCAAGATTGTCTGATGCCTCCTTATAGGCTTCTTTGGTGTCCTTTATGGCATCAGCTGTTGCCTGTATCTGCTGCTCAAACTCCCTTATTGTCGTTTTTGTTCCCTCATACTCAGCCTGCAGTTCATCAAGCCTTGCCTGTGCCTCCAGCGTCCTTTCGTCGTATTCCCCATATTCATCTGTCAGTGACTCTACTGCTGCCGTCTGCCTGTCTATCTCATCGGCAAGCTGCAGTGATGAGCCTGTAAGCAGTTCCTCGCCGTCTTCCGCATCAGAAAGTGCGCCTGCCAGTACGGCAACCCCGGCCGTCAGTGCCGCTACTGCGGAAACCGCAAGAAATACCGGGTTCGTGTCCATGGCGGCTGTAAGCGCCACCGTTGCCTTCTGGGCTATCAGTGTCGCCGCTGAATAAGCCCCCATTGAAACAGTGAATGCAGCCAGTCCTACCGTTACTCCTGTTATTGCAGTTATAACCTCCGGATTTTTTTCAACGAAATCTGAAAGCAGGTTTACAATTTCCGTTCCTTTTGTCATAAGGCCGTCAAGGCTTGGCTGTGCATTGCCTATTGTAATTTTGAGGTTATTAAGTGCATTTTCCCACTTCTGTTCCACATACTCACCCGTACTGCTCATTTTTTCAAATGCCTCCTGGGCGGCTCCGGCACTGCTGCCCATCTGTTCAATCGCACTGTCAACCTTGGCTGCGTTGCCCCAGAGCACATTTGCCGCCTTTCCGGCTTCTGCTGAACTGAACATGTTCGATATGCTCGTGCCGCTCTCCTGTGCCTGCTCGTCAAGCACTTCCAGCACATCGGTAAGACCCCATCCCATTTCCATGGCTTCCGCCATTGTAAGGCCGCCTTCCTTTATGCCTTCCGTTCCTGCGGCAAGGGCATCTGCCGCAGTGGAACCTGATTTGCCCAGCTCGTTGAGCATGCTGTTAAGGTATGTGGTTGTCTCTGCCGTTGCAATACCGTTGGCTGTCATGACCGCATAAGAGCCACACAGAACATCCAGTTCGACACCAAGTGATTTTGCCGTCGGAATTACCTTTCCCATGCTGCCTGCAAGCTCGTCAACAGTTGTCTTGCCTAAGTTCTGCGTCTGTATAAGCATGTCGGCAATATTCGCTGTCTGGTCTGCCTCAAGCTGGTAGGCATTAAGTGCCGTTGTAAGAATGTCTACGGCTGTTGTTGTCTGTGTGAAACCTCCGACTGCAAGGGCGTTTGCCTGTTCCACGAAGGATACGGCATTAGCGGTATCAACTGAAGCTGATATTGCACTGTACGCCGACTCGGCCAGGTCGGATACCGCAACCCCCGTATCTTTTGAAAGGTTCTGTATTTCCTTCTGTATGTCTCCAAGGCTGACTGCTGAAGTGTCCGCAATGGTTCCCACTTTCGCCATTGATGTCTCAAAAGCATCCGCCGACTCGTCAAACTCATTATATGCGTCCGCAATCTCATTCAGCGCCGCCGCTATGCCCGCAGCGGCAAGGGCATCACCTAAATCCATTACTGCCCCTGATGTCTTCTCCGTTTCCTCCCTGTATTTCTCACTTTCCTTTCCTGCCCTGTCGGTTTCCTCTTCGTAGTCCTCAAGCCCTTTTCTGGTCCTGTCAATTTCCTCTTCGTAATCCTCAAGCCCTTTTCCGGTCCTGTCAACTTTCTCTTTGAGTTTCTCGCTTTCTTTTCCTGCCCTGTCTGCCTTTTCTCCGTAATCGCCAAGCTTTCCTGCTGCCGTTTCTGCCGTCTCTGCCTGTTCCTTTGAAGCCTGCGCAGCCCTGTCTGCCGTCTCTGCCTGTTCCTCCAATGCCTGCTGTGCCCGGCTTTCCTGACTGGCAAAGTCAGATGCGGAGACTGATGCGGTCTGCATGGCTTCATTTACCTTCTGTGAACCGGAGGTTGCACGTCCGAAAGCTTCATCCGCCCTGTTTCCGAAGTCACTGACATTATTCGCAACCCGGTCTGCTTTGGCTGCAATGTCTTCCAGTTTCTCGCTTATCTTGTCTATTACGCTGAGTTTTACGGATAATGTTTTACCCATACGCCTTCATCTCCTTTAAGCCCTTGCCTGCCTTATTTTCTTTCTGTCCTCTGCTGCCACAAGGTCGGACGCAATATAAAGGTGCCTCAGCTCAGGAGGCATATTGTAAAATTCCTCCATACGCAGCCCATGGTTCTGCCACATTATATGCGCCCACGAAGCAAGCCCGTCGGACTTTATCAGTTTTTTGCTTCCCGAACCTCCGATTCGCTGTCACTGTCCCCTTCATCAATAATTCCGAGCACCGAAAGAACCTTGTTTGCAACCTCCTCATATTCCTTCGGATTCGGAAATACCTTAAGCGGCATTTCCGTATAATCGTAGCACTCAAAGTAATCCATAAGCTCTTTGCTGTGCAGGTCCGGATAGACAAGCGCCTCAACAATTACGCGCCGCAGTGCCCTGTTGCTGTCAGTGCTGACGTCAAACACTGCCTGCCCCCTGTCTATGACGGGCTTTCCCTTTTTGTCATACAGCAGCGTGCGTGTCCTGTATCTGTCATAAATATCATCTATTTCCTTTTTGGTTAATACCTTAACCTTAAAAGGAACAACATTTCCTTTTTCGTCCCTGATTGAATCAATGCCCGGTATTTCAATAATTTCCTGCCTTTTTGCCGTTTCCCTCATAAAATACGATAGTGTCTTCTCTGCCATGTTTTCTGCCTCCTTGTGTTTTTTAATCCGCACCCCCACAAGGGGGGCGCCCCATTAATATGTCTGACTGCTGAATAAATCAGCTGAATTTCATGTCCTTACAGTTAAATGTGACCGAATCCTGCACGAAATCAGAATTTACGTCCTGCGAAAGGACTGTAATGTCGCCCGTAGGCACGCAGCCTGTCACCGTTACCGTCTGTCCGCCGTAATCCTTGTAATAATCCGAATTTTCATCCGTACACACGCCCTGAAACGTGAAAGACGGCGTAACCTTGTTTTCAAGATAATTCTGTATCGCCTTTTTAATCCAGTCGGTTGAACGGTACTCTGAAAGTGATACCTTTATCGTATGCCCCTTCCAGCGCGTATCCTCACCTGAATGTCCGAGCGTCTTTGTCGTGCTTGTCGTCGGGGTGAACACAACGCTGAATGATACCGCATCCAGGCATTGCTCACCGTCAAGGAATGCCTGACCCTGTGTACAGTCAATGTGGTTTCTTAAATCTACTGTGTCTGACATTATCCGTTACCTCCTTAATCCGTTATAACCGCAAAGTACAGCTTCTCGGCAGCGTCCACTGCATGTATGCTTGCATCAAAATATACACTGTCTCCCGTACTTTCACTTCTGTTGACCTTCATGTCATTAGCAATGTCAACGTTCTTGATTGCCCCCTCGTCAAGGAAATACTGCAGAATCGTCTGGCATAGCCCGTCCATAAGGTCCCATCCTATTGAGGAATTGGGGAATTTATTAGGCGGGAATGTTTCCCTGAGCGTATCCGATACTGCGTCATATACACGCAGTATCTTGTTCTTCCTGTATGACTCTGACCGCTTCTCCGTAAACGTATGCAGGGAATTGATGTCATATTCAATAATTACCTCATCACCCTGCTGCGTGAAAAAGAATTCCCCCTTCTGTATTGAAGCTTCTGCCTCCTCGTTTGACTTCCTTCCCACAACGGTGTCCGCACCGGTTACAGCCCTGTATGTGTTTGATACGAGCTCCGTAGCTGATGCTGTGACTGCCGCAACGTAAGCCGTAGCCTGTGCCGTTGTAAGCTCCGTTCCGTCCGTAAGCGCATAACTGTTTGTTACGTTGATTACGCCCTCATAATCCGCCGCAGGATAATCTGCTACCACAACCTGTACGCTCCTGCCGCAGTTATCGCGAAGATACTCGGCTTTTGAGCATGCGGCAGCCTTCAGTTCGTTATCCTCAAATGGGAACGCAATTGCACTGATGTTTTCATTTTCGACTGCATCAAGCATGTCCGTAACATCTGCCTTTGTAATTTCATTGTTCCTGCCGCCTGTAAGCGAAAGTCCCGCAAAATCGGACAGGTCACCCTCGCCTGAAAACTTTACGTATCCGCTGTTAATTCCTGATGCGGCTGAAATGTCCGCAATTCCGGTAAATTCTTCAACGGCCGAAGTTCCAAGAATGACGGTAATGTCATATCCTCCGTCAACGTTGGAACTGCACGCCACCTTTATGTCATTTCCCCTTGTTCCCGGATACAGTGCCGTAACCGTAAGGCTGTCCTTTACGGCTTTGGCCGCCTCGCCTGTATTCATGTTGTATGCCAGCACAGTACCGGCACCCTTGAATGCCTCGCTGAGCAGGAGGATATTGTCCACACTGCTGCCAAGAAGCGTGTCTGCCGACGTGATGTCCGATGACTCTATTTTAATCAGCTTCGCATTCGGTCCCCATGTGTTTACAAGCGGTATCAGTACATTTCCCCGGTCCGCATATGATACCGTAGACTTATTTGCGGAATCCACGTTAATGTATGTTCCCGGCCTTATGCGTCCGTTAAGTCTTTCAAATCTGCCACTGTTCATTTATCGTGCCGCCCCCTTTTTCCACTTTTCGATAATTCCCTTTGCTGCTGTGACTGTAAGCGGCTGTGTCTGTCCGCCCATAGCGCCGTCAAAGGTTGATGTTGTAACGCCAAACAGCTTTACGCTGTTTTTCCTTAATATATTCAGCTCATAGGCTTTTTCATACGTCTTTTCTGCTGACGTATTATCTGCCTTTGCCGTTGTCTTTGTCTCGCTCATAATGTGCCTCCTGTTAATCATATTTTTTGTTAATTCCGACAGCACTGACACCGGTGTGATGCTCCGTTGTGTAAGTCCTGATAATCCTGTACCTCAGCGTCACCTGCGCCGTTCCCTCATCGGTGACGCGCGACTCCGGCGGCTCCAGCCGTAATGACTTTCCGCTGTCTTTTCCGTTTTCCAGATACACCGGGACTGTGCATTTTTTCAGCATGATCCCCTGTACAATCTTTTCCGCCAGTTTCCCGGCTTCCCTTTTTGTCAGTGCAAATACCTTTGCGTATATGGTGTATTCAGACTGATAGCTGTTTAACGACGATAATGCCGGAAGTGTTTCGGTGGGAGGAAAATATAACGATGGAATTGCAAAATCCTGCGGCATGCTGTCCTCATACAGATAACTTAATCCGCTGATTTCAATGCATGTCCGGGCAAGGCTTGATTCGTACTGGTCCATTGCGCACCTCCTGTCAGTTAAGATATTTTTCAAGGATAGCCTCAATCCGGTTTTCCACATCTTCCGGGAACGTGGTTTCCATGATGTGGACCGCCCTGTCCATAAAGGGCTTCGCTTCAATGTAATCCTGCTTCAACAGCATACCCGTCCTGGCACCGGGTTCGTATTCAAACCCGCCATCCGGATTCCAATGTCCTGGAACAAACCTCATTTTAACCCCTTTGGGATTGAGCCAGTGCCCGTCATTAACGGCTGACGCATATTTGACGTTTGTCCCTATTGTCAGTTTAAGACTGTCCCTGTCAAGCCTGTAAATACCGTCCCCCTCGCCCTTGTGCTCCTTGTCGAAACTGGATATGAGGTTTCTTGTGTCAACCGCATCCAGCTCCTTTATTTTATCCTGTATGATGTCAAGCATTTCAACCCCTTCTGCGTCAAGCAGCAGCGCCAGGTCCGATTTCAGGTTCCTGCCTGCACTGTGCATTTTGTCGGCAAATTCCTTCAGGTCTGACATGTCGACCTCCACATACCGCCTGCTCATAGCGCTTTCGGATATACCCTTTTAACCCATACGGTGACATGATGCCCCCGTATGTCCCTTGGTATCTCCGCCTCATACGTGATGCCCTGTGTCCTGTCAAAAACCCTGTCATTTATCCGTATGTCCGTCCCTGCCGGAAGCGTAAGCTTTAAGCCTGCCTCCAGCTCCTTCTGCGGTTCACGCTGCGTGGTTGCCACCGAACCGCTGCTGATGCTGAAATGGCATGGCAGACCGGATATGTCAGGGGAATCCGGATATGTGAAATTGCTTTTGTCCGGTAAGCCGTAGCCCCTTTTAACCGCCTCGTTTTTCATGTGGTAAATGTCACATATGTGGTCAAAAAAATCCTCTATTGCCATGCCTTATCTCCTTACAGTTTTCTTAACTTCATGACTGCCCTGCCCTTGTCCTCTATGACGTAGTCGTCAAGCATCGCACCGAGCCCCAGTCCGTCGGCAATATCCGCATCAGTATCCATTGTGTATGAATAATCGTCAAAGGTCTCCGAACTCTTGTTGCCGTCCTTCTGTGATATTGCCTGCTTGGCATATGCCTCAGCCAGCAGGATAACCGCCATTGAAACATCAGACGGTATCCCGCTGCCGTATTCTTCCGTATTGAACTTATTGTGCGTATGGAATATGACATACCTTTCAGCCCTTGCTATGTCATAGGAAAGCCTGACATCAGGCCTTTCCATGACTTTTGATGATGAGGTATATTCTTTTACCTGTTCCGGTTTAACCCAAGGCCTCTGCATATCCGCCTCCTAATCTTCGAGACCCATTTGTGCGAAGCTGGCCAAACCAAGTGCTCCCTGGATTCTCGCAATACGCTCGTCGTTGTTGCTGCAGTCAGCAATGTCGATATCGTGAGCTTCCGCAAATTCGATAAGCTCATCTTTCTTCATTTTTGTAATGTCCTCGGCAGATACATCCTTAGATTTTTCCGTTTCAGGAGCGTCCGGAGTCCCGCCTTCCTCAAACCGCCCTGTTGCAAGAAGTATCGTTGCGACATCATCCTCAACAGAAACAGGGTTCCCCCTGGTGCAGGAGAACCCCTTCATACTATAGGACAGGCCTTTTTTTAATATTAAATTTTTCATATGCTGCCTCCTAAGACAAAGACGGAAGATTAATCATAATCGCAGTTGCATCCGTTTCCTCGATGATAGTATCGAAGTCCAGATGGCACACATAGAAGCGTTTATCCTGCATGATCGCCTCTTTGCCTTCCATGGTCTTGCGTATCTTCATATCGTAAGTATTTACTACCACCAGATTCTGCGGATCGGTCAGTATAATCTTGTCGTCGCTCATGGACGGGCATGCCACATGTGGAATGTGCACCGGCTGCGTATATACGGATTCCGGTACGGCGCCGCCTTTGCCTATAATCTGATTCATCAGATACAGTTCCCAATCCTGGGCACGCTTCGGAGACATAAGCCAGCGGAGTCTTCCGTTGTTGTACTTGTTGGGAAGCTGCTGGAGAGTCTTGTAGAACATATCCAGCGTCATTCCGCTTTCACTCTTGGCATCATACACATGGCCGCCGTTGTTGATCTGCTTTATCCAGCCGTCGTTCAGCTTCAAAAAGTCATAGTCCTTGTCACCTGAATCTGTGTCCTCGTCACCGTTGAGGTAAATATCCTCCAGGTCAACCCCCAGCTGTCTGGTCATGAGGTTGGTAATGATGGCTTCCAACTGCTGCCCCTCGATGTTTTCACGCAGGGTTTCCTCGGTAATCTCCCATGGCAGGCGAACCGCTTTTGTAGCGTATTCGATCACATTGGTGGTTACCCCTGCCCTGTAACCATCATCGGAATTCTCCACCTTGGCGCGCAACAGACGGGAACCAATACCAATCTTGTCGATTTCACCGCTTTTTGCGTTTCTCATTACATGTCTTACCAGCGGTCCCAAATTTGTTACCTCGAAGGTCTGCTGGATAAATTTTCTTGCCTGCTCCGGATTAAGTAAACCATTTGTCAGGCTGCCGGTCTGAATGGTGCCGGCCTTGTTGATAATCTGTGTGTTTGTAGGCATAATTTAATATCCTCCTTTCCTTTCCCTTAAAACATGCCCGTCATGTAATGTGGCTCGTTTTCTTCTTTCCGGATACCGGCATCATTATTAAGATTGCCGGGAAGTCCCCGGCTCTTCATAAATGCTTCCAGCTGACTGGTAACCGGCTCCATGGCTTTATTTACCGTTTCTTCCACCAGCCCCGCAATATCCTCTGCCTTGGTTTCCTGTTGTGCCGGTTCAGGTCCGCCTTCACCCTTTGTGATTGTTTCCAACTGCTTAGTGACCGGCTCCATGGCTTTACTTACTGCCTCTTCCACCATTTTCTGGATTTCTCCATTTGTCATCTCAGTTTCCTCCTTCTGATTATTGTCTTCCGGCGGTTCGTTTTCAAATTCTGCTATAAAACCGCCGAGTGTATCATAAATGCCTTTGATTGCATTTAGATTCTTTGTGCTCATACTCTTTCCTGCCTTTGTGACTTTCTGAGGGGTTCCATTGGCAACCTTTTCAAGTGACTTTACAATGCTGCCATCCGAAGTGAGCAGTTGGGTTATGATGTCGTTAAAGTCGGCAAGTGCCTCGGTGATGGTCTCCTCGTCTGAGATGTAGTGCTGCTCCCACCTCTCTGTGACTGGGTTGTAGGTCTCTCGGGTTCTCAGTACGTCCTGTAATGAGTTCCATGCATAATAGAAGTTTTCACTCTTAACCCTTGCATTGTAGAAGTCCTTTACTGCGCTTTTTTTTACAACGTCAAACCCCATGGCCTTTGCGATCTTTCGAAGCAGTCCCTCCGACTCTTCGTTCTTTTCAACTGGAAGCGTCACGTCCTCCTCGGAATAGACACCCATACCGCCCATCGAGAACCCTGTAATGTCACCCTTCTGTATGGAATCCCATACAGAATCGTCTGAAATTTCCATTGTCATAAGCCATGTGCCCTTTTTGATTTTCTGTCCTTCAATCTCCATATCGCATTTCGCAACATAGGATTCCACCACTGCTGCCCCTTCGCACTTTCTGAAACAGTGCTGAAGGTCAACCTTATTGCCGTTCTTTGCAAACCAGTATGCGGCCTTTGTTATTTCCTCCTCCGTCATGTAGTTGCCGTCTGTGTCCTCCACCATAGGCTCGTACACGATACCCGTCACAAAGTGACTGTCTGTGTCAGCCTTGATAATACGTCCGAACGTGGCGAAATTGGCAGCTCCGTCGCCTGATTTAGTAATCAGGAACTTTTTTCTGTTTGCAGCCTTGTCCACCAGCGATACAAAACTGATTTTTGCATCTGTAATTGCATATGCCTTAGTAATCTTTGGCATTTTGCCAGCCTCCTTTCTTTTATTCCGCTGTTTAACGGACAGCTCCGGAATATTTTTTTGCATAAATTCATGCATAATTTAATTAAACTGCGAATAATCATGCATGAAATATAAAAATAATATGCATTTATCAAAAATGCCCTGAAACATGATAAACAGGAAATCCCTGAATGCCTTGAAAACAGGGCAAATTTTGCGCGTGGGCGTTCAACTATTCGCTAAACAATGCTTTCACGAATAGTATAAACTGTATGACCGCAAAAAAAACACCCAACCATTACTGGTTAAGTGTTCTTTATACTTTGATTATTGTTAGTTATTCTGCTTTGGCATCTTCCATCTTCTTTTCGAGTGCCTCCAATGCGTTCCATACTTCTTCTGTCATGAACTTGCCGTAGATGTCCTCAAAAATTCCCGATATCTCGTCCAGGTCGTCAATATCCATTTCGTTAAGGTAATCCAATATTTCATTGACATCATCGCCAAAAGCTTCCATTAACGGTTCGACAACATAGTCATCAAAATCAGCTCCATAATGTTCATTGGCAAATTCTTTCCACCATGTTATTTCCTTTTCGACTTTTTTTACATCGACCATTTAATCATCTCCTTGATTCTTGTCAGGATAAATAGAGCCTGGATTATGTCCCAAATCTGTCATCACAATGACCTTAACACCATCAAAAGTAGCATGGTGTTCATATCCTGTAAGCTTACCATCTTTCTTTAATTCGATTACTGAATCACTCTTATTAACAGTATATGTTCCAGCTGCACGAACCTTATCGTTATCCCAGTTTTCAGGAAACCAAGACTGGCCTGTTTGTCCCAATCTCTTTTTTGAGGACGTATGGTTTTCCACGCCGCCAATTCTGACACCGTTTTCATAAGTCTTTTCTATTTTGTAAGAAATTCCCTTTTTTGTCAGCTCATCAAGATTAGCCTGCGAATGACCTCCGCTCTTCATATTTCCGCCATTCTTTCCGCCAGCTGGTAAAGCAGGGTTTCTTATCCCTGCAAATTCACCGACTGTCGAATGCTTCAATCCCTTACTGTCTACTGTAAATATACCATCTTCCTTCAGTTTCTTCAATGATGCATTTTTAACTTTTTTCAAGGTCTTCTCGTCGGTGACAAGTCCTGCATCATACAGTCCCATCTTCGCCTTTCCGCCAATGCTCTTTATCTGTTCCTCCCTCGACTTTGACTTAAATTCCTTCATCGCATCATACGGCTCAATCCCAGCCCTCGCCTTATTTTTCGCCCTAAGCTCCTTCTCCCACTCGCCGTCGTCATTATCAACGATTTCCTGCTGCCTTTTCTTGCGTTCCTCGTATGTCATTCCGAGGATTTCATCATTTGCGACGCCGCAGTGGATGCAGTGGCAGTTTATCGACTCCTCAGGTGGAAGCGACGGGTCCCTTGGGTACATGGGGCTGTACGTGCCGCCCTTTATCCCCTTCATCTCAAACGGCTGGTCTTTTGGCACAATCTGTCCATCCATATCGACGTGATTCTGACGTGGTTGGTTTTTGTGCGCCCCTGTGTGCTTCCATATCTTCCTGTCAGTGGCGGGACTCTGCTGGATTGCCTCCTCCTGTGCAACGCTGTGCGCCCTCAGCACTTCCGTTACGGCAACCCTTTTAGCCTGATAGTATTCGCTTCTCCATCCGCCCTCCTGTATCTTCCTCGTAAGCGAGGCTATGTCATCACCGTTATCAATCGTATCCTTCATGAGCTTTGTAATCTGTTTGTGGCTGCTTATTTTCATCAGTTCGCCAAGCCTCTGACTCCATGACGCAAACCAGTCATTTGTGCGCTTCCTGAGCGTTTTCACCCCCATGTCATTTTCAACATTTTTTATGTATGTGTTTGCGAGAACGGGGACAGCCTCTATATACATGTCCAGAACAATGTCCCCAATCTTCTCGCCAGTATCGTCTTCCTCGAACATTTCCTTTACCTTCTTCTTCGCCGTATCCCACCCGTTTTGCCCACAGGCTTCAAGCGTATCCACAAGGCTGTCCGTCTGCTCCTGCAGTACGTCTTCCACTTCCTCCATTACATCATTCATGACCGAAACTGTTTTTCCGGCCTCGGCATACCCTTCGTCACCAAGGGTATTTTTCAGGTCATCATCTGCCTTTGAAAGATACCTTTCAATAGCGCTGCATATGCCGTCCGCATTTGATATGACTGCCCCGGCAAGCATTTTATGAAATTTTGTCTGTTCCAGCATATCACTCACCAGCTTTCGTGCGGTAATCACCCAGTGCCTTGCGGATTTCCAACAATATGGGAACAAGGGAGCTGTCGTCTTTTTCTGCCTTTTTTATCTGCCCGTCCAGCTGTTCCATTTCATAGTCAGTAACCATGCCCTGCTTTGTTTCATCAGCCGATAACTTTGAATAATAAGCAAGCGGGATATCTCCCCATTCTGCCGGATAATCCTCACATCCGTCCCTGCCAAGCACCTTATACGTGTATTCTTTCGCAAGGTTGGGCGTTAACCCTCCTGCACGTTCCGTTATGTTGAGCACCTTCTGTATGTCGTCAGTGTTCGTAATATCCGGCTCGTCAAATTTCACTTCCACATATCTGAACCTGTATCCGTTTAACAGCCTGTTATTGATAATCCATGCCAGTGAGGCCCTCTCAGGCTGGAATACCTGCTTTTCAGTAACCTCCATTGCGGTCTGGGCTGTAGCCCTGTTAAAATCCGTTGTATATCCGACATATAAATCCGGAAGAAGGAACGCTGACTGCACCTTCTTCCTGCCGTTTTCCTGATACTCCTGAAACAGCTCATCTTTCTGCAGTATCGATGCCATGTCCTTGATTTCTATTTCCGGCTGTTTCTGCTCCTGGAAACCGGCTGATGTCTGCGTTGTGTCAGTCTCAAGTACAAGGAACGCATGCTGCCCGGCCTCCCCCTCAATCCCTGACATGTACGTGTTCAGCTTTTCAAATGCCTCTTCCGTAAGCGTCCCGCCTTTTATCATAATCATCATCGGCGTATGCCTTCCCTTACGGAAATAGGCATTGTTTAACACTTCCGCCCTCCTGCTGCCGTCAATTGTAAGTACCTGCCCTATCCACCTGACTTCCCCATACGGCATGCTTCCAAGCCTGAATTCGATGATTTCATTTGCCTGACTGTCAATATCAACCTGACCGCCCTGCGTGCCTGCATAAGCCCCTGTCCGCTTATCCATCACCCTTGGATCGCCAAATTCCTTGAAATACACTGTTTTTCCGGCTATATTCTGCCTGAATTTACGGAATTTTTTCTTCCTTCTGATATCTTCGCCCCTGTAATAATACGTCATGTCAACATACGGCTCCAAAGGGTATGTCATGTCAATGGACGGCGTGTCTATAATAAACTCAAGCTGAACCACGCTGCCTTCCATGTCCCTGATTACCTCACAGTAAGCGATTCCGTATGTTTCCCTGTCCCTGATTACGTTTTCAAACAATTCCTTTGTCATGCAGTCCATGTTGAGCAGTGATACCGTTTTCTCTGCAAAATCCCACTCCGATTTCATTTCCCCTGTTTCCTCTTTGTAGTCCGTTATGTAATGTACTGACATTCCAAAGCCGGCAATGTTATTCCTGTATGACCTGATACACTGGGGAAGAATGGTAGAGTTGTCAACAAGCGTTTTCAGCCCCCTCATGTCAACAGGGTGGCTGATCCATTCAGCCGCATTTACGGCATTCTCCGGCGTAAGCTGCTCCGACCTGTCGGATTTTACTACAGTTTTTCCACAGTCATAAAATACTGACGGCGTTTCCTCCATTCCGGCGGATTTAACTATCCGTACGCCGATGCTCCCTGCCTTTTCCTTATTTTCTGACATTCTTCCTTTCCCCTTTCTTCCTGTACGTCATCGGGAGGCACACAAGCAGAATACAATCCGCCTCATCAGGTGACGTAATCCCACGTGCCTTCATTTCTTTTTTGCTTTCCACTTTCTGTTTTGCATTGCTGGTAAAATAATACTTCCGGCTTATGTTCTTTTCCGTCATCATCAAATGGCGCTATCAGGTCCTTTATTATACCCATCATGTATGTCGTTGAATCATGGTAATACCTGTGCCTTATCGGCTGTCCGAAGATTACGGGAAGTATTTCCATGTCCCCATACGTTTCCGGCTCAGTCCTTACATAACACCGGAGCTGGTCCACAACACCGCCTCCGACGCCGCTATCGTCAACCTTTATGCCTATCTGGCCTTTAAACCGGCACCTGCTCTTTAACTCTTTATATAAAAGCGCAATGCTGCCTGTAGTCCATGCCGTATCCTGTCCGTTGTATTTCCTGTATATCCTTACAACCTCGTTAATCCTGTATCCTATGCAGGTCTTATCATCGCCGAACCTCGCAACATCACAGCCTATCTCTATCCTGTATATTCTGCTTTCATCCTGCGGCTGCAGTTTTCCCGCTGCATCTTTGTATATGCCAAGCCCTCTTGCTGTGTTTTCGGAAATTTCAGCATGAATGCTTGCTTCAAGCCATGGAAATGGGATAAACACATCATCTTCCTGCTCCGGAAATTCACCGTATACGCGTACCCGGACAACGTTGCTGTCTGCCCCGTATTTCCTCTTCATTGCATTAATGTTTTCCTTGTTTGTCCTTGCGCTTTCCTCAGCATTTACGGTATGCCGCCTGTAAAGTGACGCATCTGCCGTATGACTTTCATAAAAGACGCCTGATTTTCTGGTAGGGTTTCCCATAAGCAGGAGCTTGTTGTTTTCCCCGGCAAGTGTGCCCGTAACAGCCTCCATTATTGGATCCGCAACGCCGGAAGCCTCGTCAACTATAAAGAGCATGTTATCCTCGTGGAATCCCTGCATGTTTTCAGGCTTTGTTGCTGTCCTGGCGACCGCAAACCAGCGCTTTTCATATCCCTTAACGTATACATATGTCTTAGTCCATTTCAGCATAAGCGGAAGCAGTGGTGAGTTGTTCATCCATTTGTCCACCTCAGACCACAGCACATCATTAAGCTGCTGCCTTGTCGGAGCCGTTGCAACAACCCTTGCATACGGAAAGCAGACAAGAAACCACAGGAGCATCGCAGCTTCCAGTCCCGTCTTCCCTACACCCTGACCGGATTTGACTGACACCCTCGGATAATCCCTTACATCATATGCCACCTTCATCTGCCAGCCGTCAGGCTTAAACACAAGCACCTCACGCATAAAAAGAACCGGATCATTTCTCCACATGGGAATGCTCTCTGCAAGAAATCCGTTAATCCATTCCGTATTACTGCTGTTCCCCATTGCTTTCCCTCCTTGTCTTAAGTACCTGTTCTGTCCATTGCCTGAGCACATCATACGTTAAATCGCCGTCAGTGCCGGTCCTTGCCTTAAGGGAGGCAATCCTAGCCTTCTGTTCCTCAGTTGCAAGGTCCATATGGTCGGCAAGCCATTTGAGCGCCTGCATCCTGTCCGCCAGCTTTATCCTGATACCGTCCCTGCCCTTGGACACTTCCGTTACTATTGTACCGTCAACCCCGCATGAATCCCTGACATTGACGTAGCTGACCTTCATCTTCTCCTGTTCGCCTGTAACCTCGTTTAATATGTCAATCTCTTTATTGCCGAACTCAACATAATCGCTCATATCAGCGAACGCTATATCCATGTACTTCTGGAAAATATCATCCTCGTGTAACAGCTCTCGGTTAAACCTGTTCTGTTTCAGGTTGAGGATTTCGGTTTTTATCCGAGCATTTCCGAGCAATCGTGGGCCATTTGTCACAGCCGTTTCATACGAACACCCATAAGCCTTTTGGTAAGCCTTTGTTGCATTAAAGCACTTGACGTAATAAATGCAGAAAAGCCTCTGTTTATCGGTCAGTCCGCTGTTTTTACATACATCTTCAACCTCTGCTGCCATCGGCATGTTTTGGGATTTCTTTTTTTGCTTTTTTGAAAGCGAACGTTCGCTTTTTTCTGATACCGAACGTTCGCTTTTATCCAAATCCCATTTGTGGGTGCTTTTCCACCTTCTCACCGTACCCTCCGGCACGTCTAATTTATGCGCAATATCAACAAGCTTCTCACCTGCATGATATAATTTTTCCGCTTCATTTATCTTTTCATTTTTCTTTCCAGCCACGTCACCACCTTCCTTGCCTTTTTTATACAAATTTTTCTGCAACGAAAAAAGCACTGTGACTGCTGCCACAATGCCTTTTCCGTCTGCTTTGTTTTTGGGAGGTATTATAAAAAGAAAACCAGTATCTGGTATCTGCCTTTATGTAATTACATTTTTGCTTAATAACATATTAACACATTTAAAGTGTGCAATGTGTGCAACTTGCATTTTTTTTGAAAAAATTTTAATGTTCTTTCAAATACCTGTCAATTGTACGCTCTACTGTAGTCCTGTCACAGTTCATCCGCCTGCCTACCATTTTTGAACTGTTGCCGTCCACATACCTGTACTCTATCATGAGCCTTATCCTGCTGTCCTCTATCGTGTTAATGTATTCCTCTATTTCCGTTTGCAGCTCTAAAGCTTTTGCTTTCCGGTCTTTGAGCGCATGCTCGAGACGCAGGACTGCCTTTCCCCTCCTTCGCTCTCCTGCCTCGTCACGTCCGTAAATGGTTGCGTGGCTTTCCACGTAAGGATATTCCTTACCTGATGCCTTTACCCGGTCCTTCACGCAGGGCATCTCTTTTCCATACAGTTCCGACAGTTTTGCTTCCGTTACCCTGATTTCCTCTTTCAGGCTTGTAAGCTGTTCAAGCTTTTCCTTAGTCATTGCCACGTACCCCTTCCTGATTTTATTGCTCCTGCTGCCTTGTCTTTCTTCTTTCGCTTATAATTATGCCTCTTATTGTTTCAGCGTCTGCGTGAAGCTCTTCTGCTATTTCCTTTATGTTCCACGTTCCTGTTTTATGCAGTGCCATGACTTTCCCAACGTCAATGTCCTTCTGGTGCTCCCCGGTCCCTGCTGCCTCCTGCTCCTTTTCCGGTTCCCTGTCTTCCTGTGTCTCATTTTCCATGGGCTTAATTCTTTTTGTGTATTTCCTCTTCGGCTTTTGAACCGGCACAACGTCGCCTGTCTTAAGGAAATTATTGCCGTTTAATATCTTTTTTTCCTCTTCCCCATCCATGGCTATGTATTCCTTTATGTGGGCGATGCACTCAGGACAGAACTGCATGGCATCATAGATATTTATTTCTTCCAGGTCACCCCCATATCCCTTTTTTAACCATATCACTTTTATCATCCTGCTGTTCCTCCTTTAATTTGTTCTGCCAGCCTTCCGGCAAGTACGTCTATCGTTACATTAAGACTGTCGATTATATTGCAGTCGTCCTGATGCCTGTCATTCAGCTGTTTTATTTCCTCCTCCAGCATTTTTATCTGTTCCGTAAGCGTTGTTATGTTCTCTGCCTGATTGGCATTTATGTGCTTTAACCTGTTAATTTCATCATGCAGCTCATTGTTCTTATGTGCCCTGTTGACGTTTGCCGCCTTAATTTCTGTGCTTTCCCTGTTAAGTTTTATAATTTCCTTTGCGAGCTCCCCACTCGTCCTGCTGCACAGTTTGTTGTAATATTCCCTTTCCAATTCTCTTTCCAAGTCTGTCATACGTTTTCCTTTCCTTTATTATTCCTGTATTCTTCGCCTTAAAAGCTTTATTGCCTCACCGTAAGGCGCAATTATTTCCAGCCTTTTTATTATTTCCGCTACATTAACCGACTCAGTCCGTTCTAATTTTGCAAGGTTACGGGGATACAGAAGTTCTTTCTGCCATATGCGTATCCCATTTGTTATATATACGGTTCCGCCGGCCTCATATTCAACATATTCCTCCCCGTCGGTTTCCCTCCTGTAATATCCGTTTATTCTGTTTTTCTCCAATGTCCTTCCTCCTTCACCATACTGATGCCCTGTTAAATTCCGACATCTGCTCCGCAGTGCTAAGCCTTGTGTATATTGCCGTTGTGCCTACATCCGAATGTCCCATCAGGTCGGACAACAATGCAATGTTACTGTTATGTTTTAAGAAATTAATCGCATATAGGTGCCTGAACGAATGCGGGTGTGCCGCCTCCTTTCTTACCCCGTACTTTTCGCACCATCTTCTTGTATTGGTTTCAAGGCCTCCCGTTGTCATCTGCTGCCCCCGTCTGTTTGGGAACAGCAGTCCCTTATTGCTTTTTTGTGAGGCAAAGTAATCCCTGCTCTCACTTATAAGGCTGTCCGGTATGTATATCCGCCTGTACTTGCCCTTCGTCCATATTTCCGCATATCCCTTCTCAAGTGCGGACAGGGGCAGCCTCACAAATTCACTTGCCCTTGCCCCAGTCTGTGCAAGAAACTTTATTATCCAGTACCCCCGCATGTTCCCATCTTTCTGCAGTCCGTCAAGCAGTTTATTGTACTCATCAAGCGTTATGACGTTTTCCAGTGAACCCATGCCCTTCTGCAGCTTTAACTGTTTAATTCTGCACTCGGGCTTCTGTATGAATTCACAGTATGCATTCATTGCCGCAATCCTGTTATTTGCTGTCTTAGGCTTCCATTTTTCCGACTGGCTTCTTTTAAAATCAATCATGTTTTTCTTGTTCACCCTGTCATACCGTATAAAATATATACTGACGCTGGTACAGTATGATTTTATCGTGTTTTCTGCACGTTCCTGCTCGGTAAGCCATTCTTTAAATTCGTTCAGATGCATGTCTTCCATCGTCCCCTAACCACCTTTCCTTTTTCGCTGTTTTAAGTTTGCCCATCCGTCCTGCTGCCTCCTTAATTTTTCATTTTTTTACAAATTCATACAGATATGCATCGTGGTAATTACCTTCCTTATCCTTGAACTCATCTTTAAAAACATGCTTATTGCCGATATCGGTATGACGTTTCAGAAAGTTATCGTAACCCCTTACCGCAGGATTGCCACCTATTGCCCTGAACTCTACCCTATGATATTTCTTTATACACCGTTCGAGTACATCAAATAAATCCTTTCCCATTATCGGATTGCCTTTATCAAAGCTGAATGCACCAAAGTTATAAACGCATGACGAATAGTAGTCCACAGTGTATGAAATATATCCTACAAGCTTATCCCTGTCATTTTCGCTAACTACTGCATACTGATATTCTCCATTCACTCCCTTATCCCGTATCTCCAGCAGATAGCTGTTAACACAGCCCTCGTAGAACATCATTTCATCTGTATAAAAATAATCTTTCAGTGCATTTTCCAACTGTTCTTTAAAAATTATTGCTGGTCTTAACATTTTTGTCCCTTTCCGCCTGTCGGCTTAAATTCATTTATTCAACTTCTTTTTCTTTTGGCTTTTCGCAGCGTTCAAATTCTATCACCCATACCCAAGGATTAGCTTTCCATCCGTATTGTTTAAAGTACGATTTATTAACTGTGGAATCCCAAATTTCTGCGAATCTTTCTATTGCAGTCCTGCACATCTTTTCTTCCATTCCGACATTCCTTCCATCCTTATAATTGGCTCCCTCTGCCTTTGCCTGCTTCTCCGTAATATCCTGCAACCGCTCCACCCTCACATCCGTAACCTTGAGCCATATCCGGGCGGCTTCCTTTTTCATATGGATTGATGGGTGATATGTATCCACTGATGGAAATGCGTTTTCCTCCATTGACGCCTTATAGTAGTAGCATCCGTGTTCTTTCCTATTCGCATCATATCGTCTGACGGCGTCCTCCGGACACTGATGCCCTTCTTCTGTGTCATATCCGCAATCCCAGCACGGTTCCCAAAACCATGTTTCACGCACGTAGATAATATCTCCCGGCTTGTATGGCATTCTGTTATATAGACTGTGGCATGGCACTGGATGAAATGATTTTTTGTTATCCCCCCACCCAACACCACGAAATTTCCAAAATCGATTTTTAAGTATTGGCTGAGGCTTCATAACCCGCCTTGTCGCTGTTTTTCTTCCGTCCAAGATTGCACGCACCATCTCAGTGTTAAATAATATTGGTTTTACACTCACTTTTCTTCACCTCCCACTTCGTACCATGCAGAACAACAATTCTACGGTTGACCGAACCCTGCTTTGAACTCTTATGCCATTATCAAGTCTGGCAAATCTCCAACTGGAATTGCGATAGGAAAAGAGTTGTTTCTTTTCTATTCATTTTTGCCTCGTCTTTCTCCACTCACTCCCAGGTCCCCAGTAATGCAAATGCTTGATTGCGCCCCACGTCATGCTGGTATTGAACCTCCTGTTAACCTCAGCGGTCAGTTGGATGCTGTCCATGCGAGCGTAGTTCTCCTCAATAAATTCAATCAGTTCCCTTGAATACCCCATCTCTCTCCTTTCCCCCACGCCCCAGATTAGGACATGGGCTTATCATGGCTTTTACCACTGTTGTTGTTTCTTGTGATATATAAATTCCTTTTTGGAAATCAAAAGGCTTGTCCATTTAAAATGTAAATTCGATGTATCTACCTTTGACTTTATCAGCTACGTCCTTCCAATCATCTGACGAATAGCATACTGTTCAACCATTTTTTCCTCCTAATAGTTTAAACTGCTTTCTGTTCTGTATTGCATGGTAATTATCGATAACATATCTGCCGCAGGAAGCCATTTCCATGTTCTTTTTTGAGCTATCCCCATCATAGACTCTACAATCATCACATTGAAAACATGGTTTCCAATCACAATATACGTCAATAGGTTTAACCCTTATGTTCTCTACATTATTTACGCATGAATTACACAAACAGTAATAGCATGGATCCAACATTGGAACTTTAGTAGGTCTTGTTTCGACCTTCTGATTGGTTTGCTTTTCTTCTGATATATTCAGAAATTCATCAAATCTAAGCTGCCCCCTCATCCTCCTATACCGTCTGCTTCGATACCTGCTTAATCTCTTTTTTGATGTTTAACATTTTTGACCTCCTTATTTCCTGTTAAGTTCTTCCAGCTTTTCAAGCCTTCCAAGCAGTGATTGTGCGTTAATTAGCATTGCCCCATACTGCATATCTTTTTCATTCATGTTTATTCTCTGTATTGTGTCGTGTATCTGCTCCATAAGCCGGGGTTCTTCATCTTCAGCGCCCCCTCTGTTTAAGCTTTCCTCTGCCTCCTCAACGCTCACCTGTCCCTCAAGCGGCCTGTATGTTTCATTTTCCGGTTCAGGGCTTTCAGGCTTATCTTCAGCTGCCTCCCCCTCCGTTTCAGAATCTTCCGGCTCCTGCCGCTGTTTTTTGGTTTCTGCCTTCTCTTGGGGGATATCACTGATTGATTTTGTACCGATATATCCCTCATCGCACAGCCCGTATGATATGCTTAAGAAATCCTTGTATGACATGTTATCTATGACAGGTTTCCTGTCTTTAATATAACGGTGCCTGACTCCGGCATTGAAGTCATAGAAAAACAGCATTGCAAGCCTGCCGGAATACGTTCTGCTGCCGGACGGACAGATTTCTTCCGCAAGGATTTCCTCCGTGAGCATATTGTTGACAAGCCTCGATACCAGCTCCTCCGGCTGCCCTTCCCAGAATGACATTATTATCTGTTCTATCGGTGTAAACTCCCTCTGCGACGTCGCAGGCCCTTCCTCTTTTTCCTGCCCGGGTACGTCTGCCATCCGGATTATTGGAAGTTCTGCTGCCTCCTGTTCGCTTATTGCCCTGTCTTCCTCCCTCTCCAGTGCCTTAATCTCCCTCATCTGCTTTATGGTGCTGTCCTCCGACACAAGTTCGTAGTCCTCGGGCTTCATTGTAAGCATTTCCTGAAGCTTGCTGTACCCGTAGTTTTCAAATTCCGCTTTTATCTCCGGACTGTTTCCGTCAACAGAGAACATTGTGTTTATGCCCATGAAACGGTCCGCCGTACTCTTTGAAAGTCCGTATTCGCCTTTTGCAAATTCTTCCATGCTGCCGTATCCGTCATTTATGTACGCCATGCTGTCACGCACCTGCTTAAGGTAATAACCGATTATGATAAAATTATTTACCGTCTCATTGAGCCTGTCCCTTATTTTCTGTTTGATTTCCACATAGCCCTCATTGGTTATCATTAACTGTCCCATATCTGCCTCCTATACCGCAGCCTGTATCCGTCTGCATTCCTCTTTTATGGTTTCTTCCGCTATCCTCTGTGCCACTTTTACTGCCGTCTTCATGAATTCCTTTGCATCCTCAGGGGCATCCCCGTTATATGCGGTCCTGTTCTGACATATCAGAAACCTGCCGTTATTGTTCCGTATTTCAACCGTACAGAACGGTTTGTCAGGCTCTTCACGTTTCCGGATAAACAGTATGATGCACTTTCGGCTGACTGCATTTTCGAAGTACGTTGCCACACAGTTGTGCTGCTTATGCCCCTCGTTCTCAAACTCAAGGTAATTTCCCGGGACAACAAGCATGTACTTATTATCGCGGTAGCAGAAGGCTTTCCTGATTTCCCTTGCATTCCTGTGCATTACCTCATCCTGTTCCCTCAGCCTTGCGGCTTTCTCGGTATGCTTTTTTATCATGAATACATTCACCGCCTCATCATGCGCATGCTGTATGTTCTGGGGAAAGAATACCGACCTGTCCCTTAAATCCCATCCGAGCTGCCTTGCCGTATCAAGATAGTCGGTCCAGAGCAGGAGGTTCTCACACTTTCCCTTTCCGCATTCTTCCACTCCTGCCTTTTCCTTCAGGTAACGTATTATCCTGTGCGGGGTATGGATATCGAAATATTCCATGACGGTATGACAGCCGAGATATCTGTGCAGCCATCCGGCCTGCTCATCGGTAAGCCTTACATTCAGTTCATGCGCACGCTGTATTATCCTGAACTCTTCATCACCGGCATCAAGCCTTACTGCCTGGTCAAAATCCTCTTTGGATATCCCAAACCAGAGCCATGGTTTTTCTGCCTTATATTCCCAGTACATGCCGGTCCTCGTCAACCCTCCGGCACCGTCCCTGAGGATTCGGTCATATACATACTGCCTCAGTCCTCTTTTCCATAATGCTTCATAGGGGAAATATGTTTTCATGTCTCCCAACACTGCCATTGTATTGATTTTTATGCTTCCCATGCTCCTTACAATGTCCCCCATGGGAATGTACCTGAACTCCGTTTCCCTGAACAGTCTGGTCAGGTTTCCCGTATAGAGTATGCTTCTTGAGTAAACTGAATATCCGTAAAATCCGTAACTGATGGATTTTTCGTCGCACCATCTCTCTATCCCTGTGTGTTTAAACTCGCCCCATTCATAACTTCCCCTGATACTGATTCTTCTGTATTCGTTACATATTTCAAAAAGCTGTCTGTAATGTTCATGTACTGACAGTTCAGGCATGTAATTATGTTCCTTTTTCATCACGAAGCGGATGGTGCTAGAATATAAATAGTACAAGTTAGACATGGAATTTTCTTAACAAATAAGTATAATAGAAAACAGATGGAGGAATGAACATGGCTACACATTACACAGAAGAATTTAAGAAGGATGCAGTAAAATACTGGAAGGAACATCCGGAACTTGGACTTGGCAAATGTGCAAAGAATCTTGGGGTGAGCAAGAGATCGGAAGAGCGTCGTG